ATGCCGTTAAAACGGAAATATCCAGAAGTCGGAGAATCCACTATCGCGCCACCCCAAGTCCCTATGTTCCCAGATAGGAAAATTTCCGAAGCCGATAGAGTAATCCTACCACCAGTAGAGGCATTTAAGTATAAATCAGCTTTATTGCCAGAAGTAATCCTATGCTCTATATAAGACGAGGTTCCAAAAGTGGTGTCGGTAAAATCTATCGAAGGCGAGTTTATCTCAAGAGTATAGCCGCCAGTATTAAAGTTAATATTGCCATTATTAAATTCTGCTATACCCTTGGCTATTTTCCAACCACTTGTGTTGGCTACATAATCATAGCTTTGTATAATACCATCTGTTGTCGCTGTGCCTAAAGTAATTGTCGCTGCATTTAAAGTACCGGTGGTGATTTGCCCGGCTGTTACTTTCCCGGTGTAAATACCGGTACCCGTTAATTTTGTACCCCAAAGTTGTTCTATCCATCCGCCGGGTATTGCATAATTACTATCCGCACCTTGCCAAATTTTCCATTTAGAGTTTGTTGTATCATACCACATATATCCTTGCTTCATCACTGGGGGGTTGCCCATCGGGTCTGTTGCTTGGATATAAGTTAATGATGGTGGGTTCTTGAAATCCTCAGGGTTTGTTACTGTTATCTCGCCTTTAACGGCTAAAGTTGCACCATCCCATTCGATATAATTACTTGCATCACCGGCAAATTTAAAATATCCATTATCACGGAAATAAGTTTTGAAGCTACCACCCGAAAAATAACCCATGTATTGAGAAGTAATTAAAAGACCATCACCTACTGGGGCATCCCAAACTCCAGGCAAATATGAAGTCCAACTACCAGGCGAAACATCATCACTTGGATTACCTGTCCAAACTTGTGTTCTGAACCTATTAGTTGGGCTTGTGTCTATCCATAAATCACCCTCTTTAATAACATTAGTTAAAGATGGGTCTGTTGCGCTTTTGTAAGTTTTGCCTATTGCAATGTCGCCTAATAAATCTTCATCGGCTAAATATATTTTACCTTTGAAGAAACCATTAGCAGTATATAAACCTATTGCGCCTGTCGATGGTGTAAGAAAACTATTCACTGGGAAAGAAGTATCTTCAACAGTTCCTAAATTACCCAACATTACCGAAGGAACACCATTAAAATAATCATCATAAGAATCTATGGCAGTTAAAACTTTCACATAAGGTGCATAATTCTTAACACCTAATCCCATATCTCTTTCATCAAAAGTAGTGATAATAATAACGGAACCACGTTCTGGATTAAGAGACAGATTATTATTACCTATTCTGACTAAAGTATCGCCAGCTTCTAAAGTACCTACTTGAACTGGGATATTAGTACCAGTTTCTGCTGATAAAGTATATTCAACTTTATTTTCATTTACTGCAGTTACTACTACTCTCAATTCTTTATAAATAATATTTTTATCTGCGCTCATAGAAACGCAATATAATAAATCACCTACAACGAATGGGTTTAATAAAACATTAGAATCTATTTTTACATAAAATCCATCATGAATAGTGTAGTCAATAATAGCAGAATCACTAACTATTACTCCACCATTAGTAGAACGTAAAGATTGAGCATATATATTCTTAGCATAAAATTCATCTACTTCTAATTTGGAAAACTTAGGATGAGGACGACCTTTGACAGGTTTAGGAACCATTACATCTGTGAAAGTAGTGTACCAACCTTTGTCCGTTAATGCTTCAAAATAAATCTTATTATCATCATCACCTGTTATTCTTATGTCACCTATTTTGCCAGTAGCACCATAACCTACTGATTGCTGTGCGGTATTAACAGCATCAATAAGTTTATTAATTTCTTTTGATACTTCATCAAAATTAGTTAATCGTTTTGTACTTTTTACCATACTCATAATTCAAATAATTCCCTATAAATAACACTTAAAGAATATACTGAATTGCCATAACCTGTTGATTCATTTATTTTTAATTGCAATAATTTACCTTCTTCATAATTACCACCAGATATAAATTCATTAGTAGTTAATGATGAAGTAGGAGTAGCCCTATCTTTACCATAGGTAACAACTGGTGAGGAAGTTAAAGAAGTGTTATCCATCAAAGGTCTGTAAAATACTTTATATAAAGAAGGATTATCAAAATCAATCACTTTAGAAGTCCAGGTGAATGCTCTATATCCAGTGCCACCTAAAGGTTCTTCTATCGTAGAGCTATTAGCTACATATACTTCACCAATTCTACCACTAAATGCACCAAATCCTACCGAACTTGCACCACAATAAGTAAATGATTCCCATTTATCCCATCGTTTATTAATTACATGATAAGCCCATACATTACTAACTCCATTTGAAGAAGCATAATCAGGTATAATAAACATTACATAATTTTTAGGAGAATGAAAAACTACAATAGGAGTTAGCCCTTGTAACCCAACAGTATAATCTTTATTAAATCCACTCCAATCATAAGTAGATGTAGGAGTAGTTTTAATAGGTTCTCCTATTGGGATTATCTGTTCTCCATCATGCATATAAGCATTATTATAATCACACCAAAACATTCCATAATCTGTTACTACTACGCTACGTTGCGATAAGCAACCTATACCAGTTGTGCTATCTTCGATATACATACCATCTGGATTAATTCTGTAAATATTGTTTTCATCAAATACCCAAATTTTACCATTAAATGCTTTAATAGCGGTAGGCATTGTAGGTAATTTCAGATAATCATTAGTCCAATCAAAAGTATCATATCTATATTGTTTAGAACGAAATAGCATCATTGGTGCATCTGGTAATCCAGATTTATAACAAAGTCCTACAAAATGATAAGAATTTAAATCACAATTTAATGAATAATAAATATCAGAAGTCGTTAATGTTTCAGGTATTCCTGATTGTTCTTCATAAGATGATAATATATCTTCATTATTATCTACATATAAAACAGATTGTTCAGTACCACCTGCATCAGGACTTCCACCAGTACTTCTAAACCAAGATACATTAGCACCAGTTCTATCAACGTAAGCAACAGAAGCAGTAACATCAAATGTTTCTTGTAATCTCCAAAGTGTTAAAGGATTATCTGCAAAATCATGTTCTTTACGATATAATTTAACACCAGTAATTCTTGAATTTAATGAAGCATAATTTTTAATAGTAATTGTTATAGTCGCATAATCTACATCATAACCATGAGAAGATATAGACCAACCAGCATAAGAACTACCAATAGGAGTTTCTTGCACACCATCAATTATGAAAGATATATTATAATAATATATTTTTCTCGCATCAAATGGAGTAGTTCCAGTATGTGGAGAAGCATTTATAGCATAATCAGTAGTATAAATGGGTCTTGCTAATGAGGCATCACCATATTGCCAAGCCTTAGTTGAACCACCAAAATGTCCATAATCACAATAACCAATCCATTTAGGCGCAGTTGGTATGCCAGTATCTACTCCATTAGCTATTCTAACTTGCTCATTATGCGCTAACATTGAAGTAGCAGTAGAAGCAATGGCAGTTGCACTAAAATAAGAAGCTGGAGTAGTACCATAAAAATCAGTAACTACGTTAGCGTATCCAGCATCAGCATAAACTAAATTCCATTTACTATCTTTAGTTTTTATCCATTCAAATATTTTACCTTGAGTTGCTGTGGTAGCTCCCATTGTTTTAGTAGAAGCAGTAGGAATAGCTTTAAGAATACCAAGTGGGGCATCACCATCAATATTAACAGAATCATATGCAGCATTATCTGGAATGTCTGCTGAATCCATTCTTTTGATGATACCCTTATCAAATCCTAAAATATTAAATCTTTTCTGTGGCATTAGTAACTCGGAGTTATTATTGCTTTTGGTATAGAAGTTCCTGAATTAGCATATCTCATTGCTTTATGAATTGTTTTATCATATAACACTTCATTATATTGCATTGAAGCCATATCTTTAATTTTAGCAAAACCACCATCAGGGAATACTTTATCTATTGTAGCATATAATTTATATAATGTTGCCATCACTCCAGCTCTTAATCCTTCATGAAATTGTGAATCTATTTCTGTTAAAGTGCTATTAATAGTTTTAGTCGCTGGAACAGCTACATATTGTATTCTGATATAATATATAGCAGAAGGTATTTCAGTAATAGAATTACCAAGATATGAATAAAATCTTATCTTACCTTCAAATATATCATATTTAAGTTGGTAAATAGATTCTACTTGTTCACTATCAGAATCAAGAAAATCTATCTTAACTATTTTCTCACCATCTATATCAGTAAATTCAGTAGCTAATGTATATTCAACTGTATTAGCTACAATAGTAATATCACCAGTTCTTTTATAAATTTCAGATGAATGAGCAAAATCCTTTATCTTTTCATTTAATATGCTAAGTATCATAGTCTCCCCAGCTTGAGGAACTTCCACTTGGCATAATTCAAATATTTGATATATCGTCATATCATACTCACAATTTGTTGATATTCTTTTCTACATTGCTCTATTATAGAATCAGTAGAATTAATTGCACCAAGATATTTTTGTATATTTAAACTATACTTTTGAACTGCTTTATTAATATCACTTGCATACATATTTAATTTAGACATAAACAATTCTAAATTAGCTTTATATTGCTCAATAGAAACATCTACTGTTTTAGTTTTATTAAGTATATCTACTTCTGCAGCTTTAGCTTTATTTTGAATATCAGCTACTAAAGATTGTTGTTCATTTTGTAATGCGGTTTGTATAGCTTGTTGAGCATTAAATTTATTTAGTTCAACAACTTTCAAGGATTGTTCACGTAATCTATCTTGAGTTAAATCTGCTTGTTTTAAAGCAGTTTGTACCGTACTTTCATATATCTTCAATTCTTTAGTAAATTCATTAAATTCGTTTTGTATATCAGAAGCATATTGATTTAATTCAGTATTTCTTTGTGTCTGCCATCTTTCTAAATTAGTACGATATTCTTGTACAGCTTTATCTGTACTTGCTCTAACTGAATCTAATTGTTGTGAATACTTCTGCAAATTAGTAGAATAAACTGATACTTCTGCATTTACTATTTGTTGATAACGAGTTAAATCTCCATTATATTTACCAAGTACTGCTTGATAATTTGCTATTGCAGCATTTAAATTTTGTATCTCATCCTGTAAATTAAGATTGGATTGAGTTTCAGATTTCCTTAACATATTCTCATTAAATAATTCAGCTTGTCTAATAATATGTTGAACACTTAATTTCTGATTTTCTATTTGACTGTTAAACTTGTTCAACTCATTAATTATATCAGCATTATAAGAGTTTAAAACCGTAACTTGATGTTGTATCTCAGTCTGCGCTTTCTCTAAATCTTGTTTAGTAGCTATATAAGATGATATATTAGTAAAACTTACAGAATTAGTGGGCTTAGTATAAGTAGGTGGAGTTGGTATGGGGCCAATAACTATTGGGTCAAAAGCCCCAATTACTGCATTCGTATAAGTAATAGCAGGCGCAGAAGGAACAGAAGGTGGAGTAGCTGAAATACTCAAAGCAAAATCTGCTGGGGCAGAAGGTATGCTTATACCAGATAATGATAAAGCATCTGGTACAGCGGTCATATTAATCGAAGGTTTAAGGTATGTAGGTGGAGTACCTAAAGAGCCAATAGTAGTTTCTGCAGTAGTATCTATTGAAGCAGGAGTATAAACGCCATCTACATAAGAGGCATTCGTATAACTTGCGTTAGTGAAAGTAAAAGAAGCATCACTTGGTGGTGTAGGTGCAGATACCGAATCAATAGCTAAGGCTACTAAAGCATCATAATTAACATTGTTTTTATATAATAATTCCTGTATAACTACATCAAGTATAACGGCTTGTTCCCATTCAATAGGAAATCCTGCTATGGTGGTAGAACTATGAGAAATACCAGTAGGAAATCCTAATCCTATTAAAGTTCCACCAGATGGGATTATATATACTTTATTACCTTCCATATACCATACAGGGTCAGTAGAAGTAGCTTGATGAATAGACCCATTTGTAGGGATTACATACAAAGTACAACCAGTACCACCAGCAGGTGCAACAGTAGTATTTGATATCCCTAAACTATAACCTGTACCAGATGTTAATACTTCTACTCCAGTAACTACTCCAGAATTAACTGAAGTCACTTTACAAGTACCACTTGTACCACCAATAGTTAAAGTTAAAACGTCATTAAGAGAATAACCTGAACCACCATTAACTACAAAAATATTAGATAAAGAACCAGCAGGCAATACTTGAACTTTTAAACCAGCATCTACTCTACGTGCTCTATAACCATTTTTATGTGCACGTATTGGTCGAATAGAAGATATGTCTATGCCACTACCTGAATCAGTAGAAGCAGAGGCGTATTTCTCAACCTTAGATTCTGGTATAATATTCACTAAACTTCTAATAGCCGCATTAATTAAATCAGTCATATTAGTAGTATCTGAAATAGTGCCTGTATAAACTTGTATTCTTGATTGTAATGTGCCTGCCATACTATCCTCTTAAATAAGAGGGGGAGTTTACACTCCCCACTCATTTATCTTTGCTGTTGAATAATGTAGAAATCACAATTAGTAGCGTTTAATGTAGAACCGCCATTAAGATTGATTGCATAATAAGGAAGAATTGGTATTCTAACTTTCAAACCAGAACCGATTGCAGCTACAGTAACAACATCAGCAACTGGTAAATTAGGGTCAAAAGTGATTTGATATACCAAAGGAGTTACTGCTAAAACAGCATCATCCAATATTTGTTTAACCTTAAAACCATATGCTGCGACTACGTTAGCTCCATCACCACTAAGTGCAAATGAAGAATTGTAACCGCCCCATAAATCAACAGGTAGAGCCTGACCATCTGGAGTTGCAGCTGCAGAAATTAACAAAGTCCAAGCCTTTGTTGTGTCTAACTCTTTTGGAGTTTTAAGAGTATAGGCATCATTTTCTGCCGTTGTAAAGGCAACATTACATTTCCATATAGATGTACCTTTGTCAGATGATTTTTGGATATTCCAACTGCCTTGAGTTAAAGCCATCTTTCACCTCTCATTAAATAAATTCATACATATGTTGAGTTTTGAGCAGTTTGAAATACAAACCTTTCTGCCCTTTAATTATATCTTTTACACCTTCGTAATCGTTATCTTGTTTAATATCGTTACGATACTGGTCAGCTCTACGCTCCATAATACCTACGAAGTCCAAATTAGGTATAGCCATTGTTTTAGCGTATGTGCCTCTTAATGATTTAGTTGGAGTTAAATAGATAATACCATGAGGTGTCTGCATCTCTCTAACAACAAATCCAAGAGTATTCCACTTCTGGTCACCTAACTCAACTTTACCTAACCATCCGAACTTCTTATCAGTATTTGCAGCTTGTTTTGTAACAATCGACATTACTGTACGACCGCAGAAACCAAACGCTTCAGAAGAATCACGTTTATCAAATATGATTTCTGATGTATCAGTTAATGTTGGAAAATCAAATGATGCTTCTGGCATTTTGAAAATGTTTGCATCAGGAGTATCATTATTATTTATCCACTGTGTTCCCCATCTGCGAAGAATAGGAATATAACCATAAGTAGTACGAATAAAACCAGCATTACCAGCTTCATCTGTGAGAGTTCTTAAAGATGCTTCCGAAAAAGTACCAGAATTATCAAGGTTTGTGCCAACTGTTGAAACAGATTTAAGTAATGCTTCTTCGGTCATAATCTTATAACCTTTGAACATTTCTTCTCTTAAACGTGCCATTTCATTTGAATAACCACGTAAGTAACCTTCAACGTCCATATCTTTAGTTACTTCACAGGAATCAGATAAGAAACCAACACTGTTCCAAACAACTGATAATTCATCATTTGCACCTTCATGAGCAACAGAACCTTCTGCTCTCACTCTGAAGATTGGAATGAATACGTCATTTGCTGCAGTTGTAATTGAAGTTACACCAGCCATTTCTTTACATTTGAAAGTAGTAGTGGAAGCTACTGCACTAATCATTACCTGACCTTTCAATGTAGCTCTTGTAGAATCGTAAACTTCACAAACCCATCCGAGCCAAGATGAATCTACTGTGCTACTCATACCAACTGGAGTGCCAGTAACTGTAAGAGCATTAGATTCGCTACCATTTGAATTAAGAGTTTCACTTGCAGTAGAAATAACGAACTCTCTTTTAATAGCACGTGTTTCATGCTCAAACATTTTATAAAGTGGGTCTTTAGTGTTCTTAACTTCTAATTGATACATAACAGTTGTGAACGGAGTTATATCCGAATACAATTCTGCTACTTCATCAGGTGATGGATAGAAGTCTCTACGGTCTAACCATAACTTCGATGCTACACCACCATCAAACAGGGTTTTTGTTACTCTTGCCATTTAAATTTCTCCTAAGATTTAGATTCAGTTTTAAACAAGCTGTGATTATTTCTACGTTGGCTCTTAATACCTGTCATAAATCCTTTAACTTCATCACCTTCATTGAAGTTAGAATTAGCAGTACTTAGAGGTCTGCGAGAATTATTACGGCTTGACACAATTTCAGGTTCTTCTTCTTCTTTTGTTCCTTTCTTTTTAGATGTAGCAACATCATAAAGACTAACATAGAAGGAAGGGTCATCTTTAACCATAGCTTTTTGGACAAAATCAAAAACAGCAGTAGCTTTCTGAATATCTCCACCAGTTGCTTTAGCTAATCGTGCTATTTCACCAGCCTTACGTTTTGCATAATCTTCAGATTGTAAACGTCTATTCTGTTCTTCTTCAAAAGATGAACGAACAGTTTTTAACTCATTTTGTAAATGAGATTCTCTCCAATCTTCATATGTTTCTTTAGCTTCATAATACTTTTCTATTGCTTCATCATACTTCGCAGATTCGGAATCAGGATAAGCAATAGCATCAGCTTTATTATAGCCAGCTGGCTTAATAGGCTTAACAGGTTTAACAGGTGGTTTTTCCTGTTGTTGCTCTTGTCTTTGTTGCTGTGGATTATTCCTAACAATATCTTCTAATAGTTTTGCACGTTCTTCTGCACGAATAGCTCGTTCAGTTGCTTCGCTAACAAAACTACGTGTTTCATTAATCTTACGTTGAAGATTACGATAAGCCTTAATGGACTTTTCTTTATCCCAATTTTTGATTTCTTCTTCATCAATTTGAGATTCGGTTTCTATTTCTCCCGAATGTTGAGATTCAAGATTATCATCTTGCTCAAGTGATTCAGTTTGAAACGGGTCTTTTCCATCTTTTAGTGGCATTTTATTACTCCTTTGGTTTACTGTTATCAGCATTGACCGATTTTTTCATGGACTTCACTTGGTCGCCCATTCTCATTTTTGTTAATTCGACAGTAGAACGCAACTCATTAACCAACTGTTTCATTTCGGTTTGAGTTTTCATCTCTGTCACTTTTTGTTCTTTCTGTATATTTTCACGTTGCAATGTCTGTATCAATGCTTCCATTTGCTTAATCTGACCTTGAAGTTGGACAATCATACTTTCTGCATTCTTAATTGTATTTTCATCTTCAAGCACTTCTTCAACATTATCAATAGGAAGTAATTCAATAATAGGTGTAGCGTTCTTTATAAGACCAGATTGGAAAGCATTTGTTAATATTTGTAATTCTTGTTGTCTGTTTGTAGGTAACATAGAACCAGAAACAATACGAACATCATATTCCATATTAGATATATTATTAACTAATACTATTTCATTTGTTTTCTCATCTAATTCTTGCTTATTAAATATGATATTATCAGAACTTCTATTAGGATTAATTATGCGAATTTCTTTTTCTTTGCTATAAACATTAGGAATAAACTGACAAATAACTTTAGCCATTTGATTTATAGATGCTTCTATCTTACGTTGTTTATATGAAGCTCTACGTTGCATCATTTGGTCTATTTGTACTGTACCACCAAGAGTACGAGGAGCAGAAGTAACTTCTCCATCTTGAAATGCATAAGAACCAATAATGCGTTGTATCTGTCTAATAATATTTTGTTTCTCTGTAAATGCAGCATTAGGCATTTGAGGATATTGTAATGGGAATGGAGCATGGTCTCCAGATTCCATATCTACTTCAATAACAGATACACCAGCTTGTTGTAATGCTTCTTCAATTTGCTTCTTTACTGCAGAATCTTTCTGTATAAGTAATTTAAGATTAGTGATATTCTGTAAATAAGTCATCATTAAATTACTTAACTTATCTAACTGTTGCTGTAAAGGAGTAGCAATACGAATATCACCCATAGGATACGGAGTTCTATCGTGATGAAGCATACAGGTTATGATAGGATAATCCCTAATCGGGAGTACTTCATTTGTAATTTCTATGCCACCAACCGATAGAACTCGCTGAATCCTATCAACATAAGGAGTATCTACAACTATAACACCATTTTGAACTAATACTTCTTTAGTAACTTCTGTAATAACAGTAGTCGTACCCTCAATAGAATAAGGAGAATGCTCTAATCCAGGCATTGGTTGTGGCGGTGCTTCTGGATTATTAGGGTCAATCATAGCATGCAATACATTACCATAAGTGGCAATTATCTCTCTTACCTTTAATATTGCCAATGGGTCTGTAACGTATTGTTCTTTACCAGCTTGAGTAAGTATCATAGCTGGTTCTTGCAACCATTTATTAAATGCTTCTTGGCTTTCAAATACATTCTCATAACCAGTAATAGGGTCTATTACATGGTATCTCTTTACTTTAATCTTAGTATAACGGTCTATTAATCTGTAAACATTACTATTCTTTAATGAATTTACATTTAATGTTTGACCTAAATTATCAGCACCTTCAATAGTTAATGAATCTGTTGCAGCTTTTTCAGCTTGGCTTATATCAACATCTGGATACATTAACTTAATTTTAGTATCGTATAACACTTTAGAAACAATCATGTGCTCACTATCTGAACCATCTTGCTCTTTACAAGAAGGGTCTAAATAAAGTTCTTTAAGTGGGTCAATATCAATAAAGTAAATTTCGCCTTTACCATTATCTGCATTTAAATCTACATACACTTGAAAAGCTGACAGACCGATTTCAATCAAATCTCTTGTAAACTTATCTATACGTGCTTCACCTTTAGACTTATCCCATATCCAATCAAACAGTTTAGCAACATTAGACGACATCTTATAATCAGATTTCTCTACGCCAGTAGCAGAAAAACGAGGTGGATTTTCTGTAAGTTCAGCTATAACTAAATCTATACAAGGGAGAATCTCATTAACTGGTACAGCCATTTGACCACGTGATTCAAGAACTTTTTGATGTTCTTTCTTCCAAGCATTAATTTTAACTTCTCTGTCTTGAGTAGCTAAAGTACGCCAAGTAGGTCTTGCACCAGATGAATATTCTTCAAATACATCTTCAGATAATTTTACATTTTTAGTTTTTTCCATCTTTACTCCGCTTGATAATGAACTTTATTATCAAAGCCATTACACAAAACTCTTAAAGAATAAGAAAATTGATGTCCATTCGCATTTAATTTAGGTAGCCAATGAGTATCATTACCACAATCTGGGCATTTAGGATTTTCAGCATTAGGACTAATCCTAAGTTCAAATTCTTTACTGCAAACATTACATTTAAAATCTTTAGTTACTGCCATTAGTTTAACATCCAATTTTGTTTATTAGTTTCCATTCTTTTATCTTCATAATCTAAAGATAAATCTTTACGCTGAAAATGATTCTTTATAGCAACAGTTTCTTTAGCACCTAAAGTATGAGAAGGACTAATTAATCTACGAGTAGCTAAATCTAAACCATCAAGTAAATCATCATGTTTGCCACGTGGATACATCATCATTTCATCAATAAATTCTGTATGGGATTTCTTTACCCAAACAATACGATTATACAGATAAGGATGTAATCTTTCTAATCTTACTGATTTTTCTGTACGTGGAGTTATTTTAGTCTCCATACCCATTACATAAAGACTTTCTTCTTTAAGTCTTTTACGAAGATAATCACGTAACATCTCTTGATAACCAACAGTTTCTACATGAACACGTGTAGGTTTATGAGTTCTAATAGATTGTATGATTTGTTCTGCATGTGTAGTAGGAGCAACACGTCTGCGATAATAATCTAACAGATAAATATCTTTACCAGTATAGCTAATAGGTAAAGTAACTGAAAAGTCTGCGGTTTGTTTAGTAGAAGAAGCAGGGTCTATACCAAGAAAGGTATTAACAGGTATAATCTTAGGTTCAATAAGTTCTTCTATTTCCCATTCAGTCTCACCTTCATGAGTAATTACCATAAATGGGAAGCCATCAATCATTCTTAAATGACCATCATACCATCTAAGGTATTCTTTTTTCATTAATCTATCTTCGTCACCAACAATTTCACACTGATATTCACTATAAAACTTACTTAATTTACCTAATTCTTCCAATTCTTTCTTCTTATTCATCAGCCATTCATATGGGTACATTTCAGCCCATAGACATTCTTTAGTTTCTTCATTATATGACTGATAACGCCTTGTAGTCCAATTAGTTGCACCTCTTAATCGTTCTACGATACATCCTTCTCTAATAGGTGTACCAATAACGATTACACGACCACCACGCCTATCAAGACCAGCAAGACCACCTAAGAAATAATCAAAGTTTTTCTCCATTTGCTCTTTAGTAATGGTATTTAACTCGTCATCAGGGTCATCTAATAGGTATAATGTTATACGAGTGTCATCTTCTAATGCTCCACGTACTGGAGAACCTGTACCAATAGCCTTAATTGTAACCCACCATTTACCAATTCTGGTTCTAATTTTATCTTCACGCCATATTTCAGCTACTTCTTCGCCAGAATAACCAAATAATTCTCTAAATGGTTGGCTATAATTTAGTACATTCTTTATTTTAGTGAGGCGGTTTATAGCTTCAGGACGTGTTTTAGACTGGATGATTACTAATTTCTCCCCAACATCGAAGATAATATGGTCAAATACTGCACTAATAGCCTTACTTGACTTAGCTGTACCTCTCGGTGCTTCGATTAATAGTTGGATTATGCTTCTATCGGTAAGTAATAAATCTAATTCTGTATGAAAAGAAGGAGAAGGAAGATAATATGTCTGTGGACTTATAGTTTTCCCAAGAACCGTTAGGCTATTTGCACACTGTTGTATGATTTCGTGGGAAGTCATATTTGGGAATCCACAGCATTTAATTAACGTAAATATAATTCTTAAAATTTAACTTGTCAATAGGTGTAAATAAATATTTATTATATCAATTTACATTAGTATTGCTGTAAATAGCTTGTTCTGCTTTAGCTCTTTCATTTAACATCTTCTGTACGTTATCTACTTTAGTTTCCCATACATCTCTTTTAACAATAACATACTTGTCATATTTTACAAATGCTACATTATCTTTCTTTAATTCTTCAGTAGCATCAATAAATGCTTGATATTCAGGTAATCTGCTTGTACGTGCCATTAATTTTCTACCTTTTCTATTAATTGTAATTCATTAATTTTATATCCTTGCATTTTCCCATCAGCATCACAACAATCATAAGTAAAATAAGTAGCTATGCCTTCTTCATTAGTTTGCATAACATATATAGCAGTAATTATCATTTTATTTTCTTTATTTTCATCTAATTTATGGCATACAATATCACCAATAGAGAAAGGGGATTCTATTAAAATGTTATTTTTACTCATAAATTTTTGTGTGAAAATTTTTTAGAATCAGTTTATAATTATTTGATTAAAGTAATTTATTAAGTATGAAAATTATTAGAATTAATTTATGAAAATTAATGAAATATAGATAAACCACAGTAGCAAATAGAATGAATATGGTAATGCATATATGAACAGAGAAAGTAAATTAATAGATGATGATAATGATGAAAAATTGTTATGTAAATTACTCTGGTCTTTCGCTTGCATCGCTCCCCCTATCATGTTGTCCCGTACCCCCATTCATTTCATTAGATTTTTCCACTGATATTTCCTGTTCTACTTTATCAGGTTTATTTAATTTAAAACTATCAAAACTATTATATGTATGTTTCTCAACTATTTTAGTTTGTTTATTTTTATCTTCATCTATTAGTTCTTTATAGAACTTAGCAACATTTAGTGCATCATTAGTACTCTTTATTAGTGTTTCACTTTTATTAGTTAGCTCAACTAATTTATCTTTTACATTTATTCCCTTATTAATATAGTATTGTATTAAACTATCATTTATTTTTTCTTTCACTTCTAAATTATTGACCATCTTATAAACATTCACCCTATTTGATAAACTTAGTTTTTTATATACAGCTGAACAGATTGAATTATAATCATTAGCAGTTAAAAGTTTGCTATCTTTAGCAATCATAACTCTAACTGTTTCAGCTATTATTTTTATTTCCTTATTCTTTAGATGTTGTAATCTTTTCTTTTTTACTTTCTCAATTTTAGCTGTAAAATTTATTTTGTTCATTATCTATATTATATATGTATCAATGATTATTAATTAAATAACCAATACTATTATTTTTTCAGCTTCGCTTCAAAAATAACGGGAAAATTTACTCTTGTCAATACGTGTTGAAAAATAAATATCTAAACGTTTACTATTTAATTATCAGCTAACAAGATAAACTATTAAACAAGTAAATTTTACCTGTAAAAAAGAATATTTTACCTCTCAATTTGATACACTTATTCTATTATTGTACGATATTAATACAATATAGCATATAAATTGTATTATATTGATACAAGAATAGTTTGGTACATCGTTTGATTCCTCTTTACCGTTTTATTGTTCTTTACATATTGTTAGGCAAACTTTCAAAAGTATAGTTTGGAGCAGTTATATTTTCTATCGGAGAAATTATTATGACAAACTTAAATATTCTATCATTTGAGAACTTAACTGAAAAAATAAAATCTATTAAAGAGAATTTTTCAGCATCTATTCAAGAAAGAATAAAGCCTTTATTAGAACAAAAAGAATATCTATTGCTTGAGTTTAAGGAAACAGCATCAACTTTATCTTTTGAAGCTATCCAAGATAAAATGGCGCAGATTCAAAAAATAGACTTAGAAATAGTTAAAATTAAAGCATCAACACCCGATGATATCAAACCCCAAGTATTATTTCTATTCGATGGTCAATTATTCTATAATAGAAAAAATACAACGGGCAGAGTTAAAAACTCAAACGGTTATAAATTCGCTGATGGCGATAAAGTTATGATGAAACATGGCGAACACGTTTCAGAAATTTACACCGTTATTCATGAAGAAGGCAAAAATCAGAGAGTAAAAGATGCAAACGGCAAGCAATTTGCACCATCTAAATTGACTGAATTATTCCACACACAAGTCTTAAATAAACCACTAAGCAAAGATTCAAAAGGAATGGCTGGTCTCTCTCACAATTATTGGACTAAAGCAGAGTAAATTAAAACTAACTAAATTAAATAAACCTTAACTGCTCCAAACTTATTTTTTTATATTTAATTAAACTAACTTAGATGATGAATCTAAGCTGTTGCAAGTCAGCATAAATAGTGAGCAATCAAATAACTTATTAACACTCATTTTACATATGGCAAGTGCCATTTTAATCATTAATCTAATCGGTTAATGTTTAATTGCATTAGTGAAATTGGCTTAATTGGCGTAATTGCCTGCTTGCTATATATTTAATCGGAAATGTTAATGGCGAAATCGCATATCCACATTTATCGTATTAGTGCTTTCCACGAATATAATAAAAAAGCATTCAATTTTAATGTAGTTGCTCCACGTAAATTACTGGAATCTACATTAAAACGTAAATTGCTGGCTTATTATGATTTATCTGGCACTACACAAATACGTGTTACATACATTGGTGTTGAAAATTTCCCACCATTGTTTGTAACAGATTCACCATATCAAATTTATCGGAGAAAATTATAATGTACGATGAAGAATTTGATGTGCCGCCAATCATTCACACTGAAATAGAGGATGACTAATAATGAAAATTGAATCTAAATTAGATGAACTAATCGCTGAAATTCCTTCATTCACTAAGGATAAATGGAATGGAAAATTCAAAGAAATCTGTTCCGAAATGCCTTTAATGATGGCGAATTGGTTATATGATGAATCATATTTTGTTATTGACTTAAATGTGCATCAACAAAATGCAATAATGAATTTAGCTGTATATCTAAAATCATCTGTATCAATTTGAGAATAATCAATTAAAAGCCCATAGTGACCTTATTTCTAAAAAGTCAATACTTATATCGGCTTTTGAAAAATAAAGTCACAGCGAGCCTCTAATAAAGAAATTTGACTATATTAGCTTATATCTTGGGAGCAATTTTGAGTAGTTCAAAACAAATATTCTACCTAACTAAAGATGGACGTGTTTTCACTAATTTCAGTGATATACCATCTAACTCTGAATTTGAACAATGCGAAGGTATGTGGGAATTAGTTATTACTGCATACTTTTTCTCCGATAAAGCCATTAACATATTGAAGAATATCATTATTCTTCTTATGTTAGTGGTTTTTTTATATTTTGGAATATCTACACTAATTAACTATATATTCAATTAATCATATGGAGATATGATGAACTTAGATGAGCAATTAAAAGAAGTGGCGCAACCATTTAAAAATGGTGTTGCTAAAGCTAAACAATTAATGGAAGATTCGGGAAAAGAAGTTGATGGTCTTACACCAGAAGAAATTGATGCTATGGTAGAGAAACAATCAACTTACATATTAACAGACATTGTAGATGAAATCTATAATGAAACAAAAAAGGTTCTTGAAAAACATAATCTTCCATTCCCGATTTCAAAAGAAGCTATCAGATTCCAAATGAAAAATAGATTAATTGTTTTTTCATTCCAAAAAATGATGGAAGAAACACTAAAAGGGGATGGAAAATGTAATTGTGAACATTGTAAATGTGAGAAATCTTCTATTACTGTTGATGAAAAAGGGAATTTGAAGAATGAGAACAATATATAACATCATATTAATTATATGTTTGTTCTTGCTGATATTTTTTGGTTGCTGACCCAACCAAAGCATATCTCCGTGAAGCCCCATCTTCGGGTGGGGCAATTTTTGGGCATAGCAAATGGTTGCCACTTAGAAATGCAATAGAATTACTCATCCCGTAGCACTTAGGTAGTAACTCTATGAGTGAAGTCGATAGTCATGCGGTCACATTAATTTGAGCAAAAGATAACTGTTGGGTTCGATTCCCTTTATGCCCGCTACACAAATTGAGCAATATATGAGCAACACTAAATTACCATCTCAAG